CATGATTCGGTGCAGGTTCTGCAGGAGTTGCTTCTCGTCGGTCGTGTTGATGTCCATGAGTTCAATGAGTTGACCTGCCGTAAGTTCATCCGTGAAGACCGTTGGAATCCACCACTTGCCCCCTGCTTTGAACTTCCGCTTGTACCCCAATGCAGGGAGTGCGTTCCACTCGCTGATAATGGCCTTGTAACGCTTTAGGACGCTCTTGGCTGGCATTTCTCTCACGAGTGATATATCGACCCCCTCAACGATTGCAACGACTCCTGCTCGCTTGTCGTAATCTCCCAGCACACTTGAGAACTCAATGGCTCCGATACGCTGGAACTGGTCGATGGTGAGGTCTTGGAGTTTCATAGTTTGACAATCCAAGAGGTGTCGGTAAAGTACTGCAAGGGTTCTCCGAGGCAGTCCATAACTGCCTTTAGAACTTCGGGCATATACGAGTCGTGTCCTGCGATGTAACCGCCCGGCTTGACCTTCGGCTTCCAAGCGTTGATGTCTTCCACAACCGAGGCGTAGGAATGGTCAGCGTCAATGTACACGAAGTCAAGAGAGCCATCGGCATATTGCTTCGATGCTTCAATGCTTGTTGCTTTGACCTTCCAAATGTTGGGGTAATTCGGGTGCATCAGGTCAAACATCTGCTCGGCTGGCATCGTGCCACCGAAGTCCCAAGTGTCAACGCAATGCAACTCTCCGCAATGCAGGGCGATGACCTGACTGCTCACCCCCGAAAAAGAACCGACCTCTACGCACTTGTCCGTGGGCTTGATGTACTTTTGGCAAAGGTCAATGAGGCCATCCACCCGATTGTTGCCCGAATGGTAGTCAATGGGCAAGAAGTACATCCGAGGCGTGTTGCGGAGAGCGTCAAGTTGTTTCATCGCTTAAAGAGGGTTTTAATGTTGGTGCTTCCGTGCTTGTAGTTGTTCGTTAGGTGGAAGACCTTGCAATGGTCCGCAAGTTCGCCCTGCTCCGTGAACTCAAGCATCGGCTTCAAGCCAAGCGACCAAATCGGGAAGGAAGCAAGGCTCTCTCTGAATAGACCGTTGTCGGGGATTTTGTCGAGTTCTTCGGGGTTCCGGGTCAGCACCTCCTTGAGCCTCTTAACGCTGAACATCCAAAAGGCGTGGTAGTTGATGAAGAACGGCAGGCTCACATAGTCCTTGCCGTTATACTGACACCAAACCGAACTGGGCAGCACCTCGTTAACGTCGGGAGTGCATTCGCCTTCCTTGTCGTCGTAGGTTTCAATGCGAGTGAAGGATGGGTACAAGCCATCGGCAAACATCGAATCAAACCGCTCCGTGAAGTTTACGAAGCCCTCCTTGGGCAGCATCATGTCGTCCTCGAAGTAGGCCACCCAGTCAAAGTACTTGTAGGTTTCCTTGATTCGGGTCCGATGGACTGCAGTCAACATCCAAGGGTGTGAAAGTTGCGTATGAGCGTGGACCGTTACTGGTTGGCCCGCAAGCAGTCCCACGACTTCGGGGTCGTTGGTGTCCACGAAGATGTCGGCTTGTACCGGGTAGGACTTGATAGCCTCGATGACCCGGATGAGGTTTGGTAGCCTTTCGGGGTTGTGATGGTAGGCGATGTTTGCGAGCAGTTTCATATCAAAAAGTTACAACGAATTTTTCAGGCGAAGGCCAACCGGGATTGGAATCAAAGACCTTGATGTCGGGTTTCTTCCCAACCCAAGTTTCGGCTCGGAATCGGTGGTCCCGTACAGGTTCACCCAGTTCCTTGATATGCTCGGACTTGGCCCACCAAAAGTTGCCCCCGAAGTATGGGTAGCCTTCGGGGTTGTTTGCGTCTGCCATGTGTGGGAACTGCTCCTTGGTAATCCAATGGCAGCCGACCGCATCAACTCCTTCGAGCAGTTGCATGGACCGCTCCCAAGCAACCACGTTGAAGAATAACATAGACCTGCCCCATAGTTGGGTTGTCAAGGATGGATTCGCAGCCCCCTTCGTGTGGGCATACAAGTAGACGGCTTCCTCTTCCTGCGAGGCCCGGTACATTTCAGTCAGCGTCGCCTGCTCCCAAGCATTGGTCCGGGTTACCACGACCTTGACCTTCTCGGCAACCATGGAACCTTCCAGCACCTCCTTGACCGCTTTGCGTTGTTCGGGTGGACCGACGATGCCGACACGGATTTCGTCCAAGACATTGATGAGGCCGTAATTGCAGACGGCCATCATGTGCTGGTTGAGGATTAACTGCCAATTCCCTCCGCAGTAGATGTGGTAGTAGTGAACGACTTTCATAAGGTCCAAAGGAGGGTTAGAAGGGTGATGATGAAGAAAACGGCTGCAAGCGTCTTCCCGATTTCGATTAGAAGGTCGATGATGCGTTCGAGGTTCATTTAAGCAGTAAGGTTGTTCTCTCTTTAAGCAGCAAGGCTATTCTTTCATCTAAAACTCTGTGATACGTTTTCATTGCTTCAAGTTGAGTATTAAGAAGTCCAAACGCAATTTTATCCATTGATTCAGCCTTATCGCTTTGAATAAAATGCTCAAGTTTAGTTATTTTTATGTAAAGTCCATCTCTTTCGTCTAATAGGCGCACGACAAAATCTCTCATATTGTTTGGGGTTTGATGCCCCAAAGTTACACCACAACATACTTGCCCGAATTACTTACCCTCAATTTGTTAAGGGCCACATAACGCATCGCATCGCAGGCGTGGTTGAACGAATCAATCGGAACCCCCGTGTTCTTGCCCTCTTTGTCGGTTGCCCAAGTGTAGGATCTTAATTCTTTGATCAGGTTGGTCGAGTCCTTGGTTACCTGCAACTTGAATCGTTTCAGGATGTCTATCCCGTTCCTAACCGAATCGGGACCTTTTTCAGCAGGCTTGATGTTAAATCCAAGTCGGTAGATTTCCTCGATGGACTTTGGTTCGGCCGAATCCGCCACTATCTCCCAAGCCCTTGTGATGCCCAGCGACCGCAACTTGTCTGCGATGTCTTGGTTGGTCAGACCCGTGGAGTAGAGCAGTTCTTGGATGAGCAGGCAGTCCCCTTGACGGTAGATAGCGACCAATGCCGTAGGGTCGTTGCTGAAGCCCCAGTCAAGCCCAAGGGCGACGAATTTCGCACGGCTGACATCGATACCCTCCACGACCTCGAAGTCCTCGTATATCGCACCTTGGAGCGTCCCGACCTGACCGAGGCCGTACACCTTCCACCAGTTCGCCCAGTAAGCAGAGGTTTCGGCTTTAGTGCGGTTCAGTTCAATGTCCTTGCGGATGGTATCAGGCAGGGCCTCGTTGTCTTGGTAGGTGAGAATCAGCAGTTCGGAATCCGCTTCACGAAGGACCTCCGTATGCGCCCAAAATTCGTGGGTCGGGTTGAAGTCGATATAGATGGCATCGCTGGTACGGATGGCGAGTTGGTAGTAGGATTCAAAGTCGATGTTGTTCGCCTCGTTGATGAATAGCACCTGCCTTCTTGCACCTCGAAGCCTTGCCTCTTGGTCAGCAGAGAAAAACTCAATGGTGCTACGGTTGGCGAATTGGTAGGTCAGGAGGGTCTTGTTCCAACGTGCCGGGACGAAGATGCCCTTCGCAATCATTATCTTGATGAAGTCCCGAATCGCACCCCTCCGAAGGTGAGGCACGGTTTCCCCAACGATGCTGATTTCGGTCTTCTTGGTGCAAGCCTGTTTGATGAGGACGCAAAGGATGCTGAAGGTCTTGGAGGCCGAGGTCCCTCCTTGGATGACCCGTTTACGATGGGTCAGCGATTCAATCTTCCGCTTGGCGGTGGTGTTTATGACCTTCATTCATCTTCCTCAATCCATTGCTCAATGAACACTTGATTCTCTTGCTTGTCCACCAAAGCGTTCAACCGTTGCGTGATGGATGCGTTGTACTGCCCGACCATACCTCCCTCGATTTGGTCTTGACGAATGACCCGTTTTATGCGTGAACAGATGGCTACATAGTCGTCATATCGCTTGTCCCTGTTTGTGAAATAGGTCCCAAGGTCCTCGATTATCCCTGCATCGGCACACCAGTTCTCAAATCCTTCCAAGGTCAAGGGTCGCTCCAAGGGTTCACGTTGGGGGATAGCATCCTTGCCGGGGAACACGGTCTTGGTCCTTGGGTTTGCCTTGACCTGACTGCGGTATGCCTCAAAATACTCCCACATCTTTTCGGGGGTTTCGATGTACTTGCCGTTGCCCTTGCTGGTTCCCATTAGTATTCGATTTTGTCGATTAGGTCGCTTATCTTGTTTACGATTTTCATTTTCACTTCGTACTGGTTCGGGGCATTGGAATCGTCCACCGCTCCGATGC